GGCCTGTATCCTTCATGGTATACGGGCGTGCGATTCGACAAGCCGATCCAGGCTGCGCTGGGAGGGGAGACTGCACAATCAACACGTGACTTGTTAGTCAACCGTCTCATTGGCCCACCAGAAGATCGTGGCGCTGGCTACTTCCCAGAGGGTTCCTTTGACCCAGGGAAGGATATAACCCGTATGACAGGCGGGGTGGCTAACCAGATCGACTACTTCAGGGTAAAGCACTTTGACGCAGCCGGGGAGTTCGATGGGTACAGCAAGGCTTATGTATTCTCGTACTCTACTGGGTGGCGCAGGCTCCAGGGTTACTCATTAGACTTGGTAGCGATTGACGAAGAACCCGAAATGATGGTCTACGAGGAACTGTCTGCACGTACGAATGCTACTGGTGGATACGTAGACATCGCTATGACTCCACTGCGTGGTGAGACTGAACTGTACCTAGTGTTCGAGGGTGCCACCGGCGACATCAAGCGACTGATAAACTACGACATAACCAAGGCTACGCACATGGCGATTGAGCAGCGTAACCACCTGTTGAAGAAGTATGAGAACAATCCATTCGCAGAGGCACGGCTGTACGGAAGGCCAGTAGCCAGCCAGGGGTTGATCTATAACATACCGCACGAGGTGATCACTACTGCGGACTTCCAGGTGGGCAAGTACCACAAGCAGATCATAGGGATAGACCTGGCGCACACTACGGGTAAGTGGTCTGCGGTAAAGTTATCTAGCGATCCTAACTCTGGCATTACTTACGTAGTGCAGGACTTCAAGTCTGAGCGGATGTCTGTCGCTGATTTTAGCAGTCGGGTGATTGGTATGGGTGGTCGTGAGATCCCAGTAGCCTGGCCCCATGACGCAATGAGGGAGACTTCGTCAGGAACCGTAGTATCCCAAATGAGGAAACTGGGTGTCAATGTTCTGCCGGAGGCTGCACACATGATCGACCCCATGACTGGAGCCAAGACTCGTGCCCTAATGAGCATCATAGAGCGAATCCTGGACATGATGAATCAGGGCAACCTTTTATTCATGTTACGTGGAACTAATGAGATCCTGACAGAGATGCGGAGATATAGGCATAAAAGTGGAAAGATAGTTCCACGCCAGGAAGATCACTGCATTGACGCCTTGCATAAGGCAGTTATGATGCTACACCTAGCGAAGCCAGGGAATGCTAGGGCGCATATGCGGTCCTTCAGGCTACCTGAGCAGGACTTCTTTGGAGGTTAGGTTGACAGAAGTACAAGAACTATTAGCCCGGTTGGGTACTATGAAGTCCAGTCGCTCTGCCCATGAGTCGGCATGGCAGGACATTTCAAACTATATGATGCCCTTCAGGGGTGACATAACAACCAAGAAGGCTAAGGGATCGAAGAGGGTCCACCCGGTATTCGACTCTACCGCCATGATTGCGGCAGATCAGTTAGTCAACTTCATGAAGGGGTCATTGCTTCCACCGTCGCAGGACTGGTTGAGGCTTGTTCCCCCATATGACTTCACATATGACGACGTGGCCAAGAAGACTCTGGACGTTACAGCGCAGAGGGTTCTAGCGCAACTGGCAGACAGTAACTTTTATAGCGAGGCTACGTCGGTGTTGCGGGACCTGATCGTGCTAGGCAACGGCACTCTAATGATAGAGGAGGACAAGTTAAGTCCTAACTCTAACAACGGGATCACCTTCGAGTCTGTTCCTATAGGACAAATGTGGTGGTCCCAGGGTAAGGGTGGTCGTGTCATCATGGTGGCTCGCAGGTACCAGATGCCCTCTATTGACGCAGCCCGATTCTTCAAGGACCCCGGACCAGACGCAGTGCAGAACCTTTCACAGGGCAAGCAAATGGAACTGGTAGATTACTATCAGTTTGTATTCGAGAATGAGAACCGGGTGTTCGGTGGTCTGCCGTCAAAGACAACGAAGAAGTACAGGAGTCTCTATATCACCGAGTCGGGAGGTGGCCGTATACTCAAAGAGGACGGCTATGACATCCCCCCATTCGTGGTAAGTAGGCTACACCGTGTAGACGGCGAGGAGTACGGACGTGGTCGTGGACACTTAGCCAGGGCTGACGCTAGGGGACTAAGTGAACTAAGAAGACAAATACTTATCGCCGCAGGTAAAGATCTTAACCCGCCACTAATGGTTGAAGACGATAGCATGGTTGACATGGACCTGACCAGCGGGGGCATGCTAGTAACACGACCCCCCGTAAAGATATCCCCGAACTACCTTCGTAGTGGTGCTGACTACGCTGCTGCTGACAAGATTGCCAGAGACGACCGTGACCAGATCCGACAAGCGTTCCTCTCCGACGTTCTTGCTGAACCTGCTAGTCAGCCACGTTCTGCTGAAGAGTCCAGGCAGCGGCAGGCCAGGAGCCTTCAGAGACTTGCGTCCGCAGCCGACATCATTAACAGTGAGTTCCTTGGCCCAACCGTCCAGTCGGTGATTGGAATCATGGCGAGGAATGGTAAACTCCCTGAAGCGTCGGCTATGGCTTCTGCGGTAGGAGGCGAGGTCCAGGCGGTGGTGCGATTTGCTTCCCCCTTCTTCTCTGCACAGAAGCAGGAATCGGCGGGACGTGTTATGTCTTTCTTGGAGCGCAGGCTTGCATTGTTCCAGGCGACACAGGATCCTGCATATATCGAGGACATTGACCCGGACCGCTTACGCTCCTTTGATAGTAGGATGTCGGACGTTCCGGCGGAAATCTTTAGGAGTCAAGAGGAGATAGACGAGATCAGGCAGGCACGTGCTGAACGTTCTGCCCAAGAGCGTATGCAGCAAATGCAACAGGACTCACCGCAACAAGGGGGACAGAGTGGATAAGTTTGACCTTCTCATAGGCGCTCGCTCCGGCTTCAAGGGTCAGGAGTTAGTGGACTTCAATAAGGGTGCCAATGCGGCTGCGGCCAAGGGCGCTTTGTCTGGCTTGGAGACAGCAAGTTATCTAATCCCTATACCATTGAATGCCGTACACAAGGCTACGGTGTTGACGTTCAATGCTGCCAAGGCTTGGAAAGCGGCACGATCTGCCAAGGTGATTGGGGCCGCAGCGGCGGCACAGAGCAAACTAAACAACCCCATAAAGCACAAGGTTGTTAGTGTTGTGGGAAAATCCTTAGGACAGTTTGGACAACTTCAAGACGACATGCTTAAGGCTGGACGCAATTTTATGACTCACCCTAAGGGACTGCCACCTAGAGATCTCCGCCGTCGAGTAACCCAAGTGGTAAGCGAAGCAGCGGAAAAACTGGTAAACACACCATCTCCGAGTTGGATGGGGCGGGGAGCCAAGAACATAATAGGTCGGAACATCAGCAGCAGAGTGGTGAGGCCGACCCGTAAAGTGCTGAGAGAGTTCGCTGAGTTCAATGCTACGGCTGTGGGGCGGGGCAGCCCAAACCAGTTGTTCGCCAATATTTTAGGGTCGCCAATAAAGACTACCGGCTGGAAAAGGACCAGGGCGGGGCTAGGCTTCCTGGACAAAGTATACCATGGGGGTACCAACTCCCTCGGGACGTCTGCTCCTGTTCTTTACGGTAGGTACCAGTTAATGCGAGAACACGTTTCCAACGACACGGCTATTGGTGAGATGTATAAGAGAGGGACACAGAAGAATGCTCCTAAGTGACGCTTATCTTGCTGTGTTTAGTACCCCTGCTGGCGAGCGGGTTCTAAAGCACTTAGAGTCCATGTTCGGTGCTAGGGACACGATAGAACCTGAAGAGATCATTAATAAGAGCCACGAGTCTGAGGGGTCCTTGATAAGGGTACCTATCGACCCGGTGGCTATGGCTAAGAGGCAAGGATTGCGTTCGGCGTATTGGAAGATATTCGCCATGATAGAGAACGCTAGGAATGAGAAGAGTAGTGGAGAATAGCGAGAACCCGGTGGCCGAAGATAAGATCCTGGGTAAGTTCGACGACGTGGACTCTCTTGCTAAGAGTTACCAGGAGTTGCAGAGTCGCATGGGTAACTCTGTTCGTATCCCGAATAGTGAATCGTCCTCTGAGGAGACAGCGGCGTTTTACCAGAAGTTGGGAATGCCGGAATCTCCTGACGGTTACACAGTGGGTGAGGGTATGGAGGAGATGCTGGATGGCTTCAGGCCCATGGCGCACTCTGCTCATCTAACGCAGCAACAGTTTGACCACTTTGCCTATGCACAGGGTGCGGCAGCAGAAGCGGCGGAAGAGTCGCTGAGGGCCTCAGAGGAGCGCCTGAAGGGTAAGTGGGGCGATAACTTTGAGATGTCAAATGGGGTCGCAGCGGGTGCTGTAGAAGCCCTTTCTGAATACAGTGAGACTCTAGGGGCGGCGCTGGCTGGGGTTGACCTCCGTGACGAGGGATCTCATGAGTTATTCACAACCATCGGGCAACTGCTCATGGATGGCAACGCACCAACACAAGGTCAAGGAGACAGCATGGCTGGAGAGACTGATGACATGGCTATTGCCATTCGTGTCCGGGAACTAATGAAGACGAAGGCGTTTTCTGACATACGGGACCCTGAGCACGAGAAGACTAAGGCTGAGTACTATGAGAAGATCACCCAGTTGGTGAACCGTGGCTATGAGGGAGTGTCTGACGCTCGCCTCAAGCCGAACCCGTTCAGGGGGGTGGGACTTGAGTAAAGAGCCCGACAACATTAGTGTTGGAAAACCTAAAGAGGTACTTGACAAGGATAATGACAAGAAGTAATCTAGCAATGCTCCATAACCTTAGGGCGGGGCTGGCACCAGGGAAGACTGGCGAGTAGGGTAAGCGTAGTTACCAAGGTAGGCCCATATGTTTGGACAACCTTCCGTAGCAAACTTAATACTTTGTTTGGAGGAGATGTCTAGTGGCATATCCAGATTTTGGCACTTCTTGGCCCGGTACCACAGGTAACGTCGCCAACACGGCCTCAAATAACTACACACAGTTGTTCAAGACCGCTTATGCGGACATGATTCGACTGAAGGCGCAGACCTTACATTCTGCATTGTCTGATACCTGCATGCCCGAGGTACTTCGTGGTGACCCCCTGATGCTTGACTCTTACAAGTCGGTAACCCTGACGACCCGTGACCGTGGTCAGCAGTACGGCAACGACAGTGCTGCCGGAGACAAGGCGTACAAGGAAACCGACAACGAGCGTAGAGAACTTCGTCCTGAGTTCCATGAGTTCGCTGAACTCTTTGATCCTCGTGACGAGCGTGCTCTCATGCGTGCGATCCAGCCTGACGGTGCTTATGTTGCCAACGTGGCAGCGGCGTTCAACCGCAAGAAGGACGAGGTTATCCTCAATGCCTTCAGGGGTCCCGTGACTGTCAATGGTACGGGTTTCACAGACGCCAACACCGTTGCGTTGCATGCTTTCCGCAAGGACTGCGATCTCGCTTACGGTAGCACGACTGCGATTGCTGGCGGACTGGCAGCGGGTTCTTCTACCGACCTGCTTGGTGGACCCGGCGATGCGAGTGCTCCCGATGATAACTCAGCGTCTGGCAACAACATCACCGGAACTATTGGTGCAGCCGCAGCCGCTGTCCTTGCAGGAGAGACTTACACTGGCGGAGTGTTGCCCGCCTTCTCCCTTACACAGGAGTTTGGTTGTCAGCAGATCGTCGAGGGTCCACTGGCGACTATTGGCGGTACCGCCGGTGCCACTGATGCTGGACGAGGGCTTCACATCAAGAAGTTGTTGACTGCCCTCAATGTTCTTCAGACGAACGGTGCTTGGCAGGGACAGCGCATTTACGTTGTGCTTCACCCGGATCAGGTCAATGACTTGATGCACGAAGTCCAGTACACCAGTTCAGACTACAACGCACTCCAGCCGCTCATGTACGGGCAACCTGTTCCGTTCCTGGGTTGTGAGTTCCGTGTCTGCAACCAGATTCCGAAAGAGACTGTGCTCTCCGGCGTTGGTGCTGGGACTCTCGTGAATCCAGCCGCAGCCAATGACGCATACGCAACTCTGTCCTTCGAGACGGCCACGAACGGTCGTTACGTTTGGATGTACACAGAGGATGCGAACATCTTCGGCATGGGTGACGAAATGACGGTTCGATTCGACGAGATCCCAGACCGTGGGTACTCCTTGCAGTGTTACCACGACTTCAGTCTTGGTGCCGTTCGC